GCGCTTGGCCGTGCCGGTCTGGCGGCGCGTGATGTAGCGCCAGGCGTTGCGGTACGCCGTCATGCTCCACGGCTGGCCGTCGCTGCTGCTGATGACATAGTCGCCGGTTGCGGTGCGCTGCAGGTCAGCGAGGCAGCCGACGAGCGTGGGCGGGATTGGCACGTCGCGCCGGGCGGCCGCGCTCTTGAGCTCGTCCGAGACGACCGGTTGATTGTGCACCCAGCGCAGCGCACGGCGCACGGAGATATACGGCGCGGCGCCGTCGAGATGGACGCAGTCCCACTCCAGGCCGAGGATCTCCTCGCGGCGCAGGCCGGCGTACAGGCCGATCATCACAAACGGATAGATGCGCGTGCCCGCGACGGCGTCCTCCAGCGTGCGCATCTGCTGGCGGGTAAGCGCCTCTTTTTCCGCTGCGCGCTTGCCGCCGGCGCGCAGATCCACGCACGGATTTACACGCACGACGCCGGCCTTTTCTCCCGCGGCAAAGATTTTTTTAAGTGCACAGACGATCTTGTCCTGCGAGCTGCGCGACAGATCCGCACAGGACAGCATGACGTCAGCGATGTCGCCCGGCGTCACGTCCAGCATATGCAGCGAGCCGATGATGGGACAGATGTGGCGGTTGATGGCGATGGCATAGTCCGACTTGCGGCTGTCGCTCAGGCGCGGCGTGTACAGCTTGTACCACGTCTGCGCATACTGCCACACAAGCGGATTTTCCGCTAGCTGCTTGCGGCGCTCGATCTCTTCGGTGCGCTCGGCGACCTTTTGTGCCAGCTCCTGCGGCGTTTTGGCGTAGACGGCGATGTAGACGCCGCGCTCGTCCCTGATCTTTTTCTTGAGATATTTTTGCATAGCAAATGCGCCTTGCATCTTGCGCGCCCGGCATGGGCGTGATAAGATAACAGGGCAGACTACCCCCCTTTATTGCTTGGGTTGGGTTTCCTGTGTCAGCCGTCCGGTGTGCCAGCACCGGACGGCTATTTTGTTATGTGTCCAAAGTGGACACAGGCTCTTGCTCCTGTTCCGGGCGGACGAGGATCTCGATGGCGGCGCCGTATCCCGTCTCGTCTTTGATCAGGTCGTAGCGCTCCGCGCCGTCATCGTCGTCGTCACAGATCACCACCTTGTACTTGCCGCCGTAGATCTCCGCCGTGACGCCGAGCACGCGCCCGGCGCGCTGCAGGTTATGGACGCGGCCGGTGCTGCCGCGCTTGATGTAGCCGATGTGCTGCCCGGCAACCAGCACCTTGATGGCGTTGGGGTCGTGCTCGTTGTCCGGGTCATCGACCAGCTCGACCGGCCCGTCGGCAAAAGTGTACTGATAGATGCGCTCGTCGGTCAGGCCGTCGTCGATGATCTCGCGCTTTGTAAGATCATAGTCGGGATTTTCCTGCGCGAGCGCCATGATCGCATCCAGATGGTAGGACGTGCCGGCAAGCTTGTGGCGCTCAAACGTCGCGCGAGGCTTTGCGGGCACTTTTGCGGCTGCTGCCTTGGCTGCGGCTGCGTCCGCCTGCTTTTGCGCCCACTGCTCGCGCAGCTCGGCTG